ATTTACCTCTCAGTCTTTCTTATAAAAATCACATACATATCCGTCCGCACGGAGAAGCAGTCCATTCGCCCATGCGGGAGCCTGTCCCATGATTGTGCAGATGTCTTCAAGTGAGGAATCCGCCGGTGCCTCGATCACCGCTTCGTCATGAACGTGCATCACGATTTTGTACCCGTGTGCGTCAAGCCGGAGCATCGCTTCCGCGAGAATATCTCGCGCCGTAGCCTGCACAATATTCTCCACAAACTTGGGTCCGTAGCTTTCGAGACGGAGCCACTTTTTCTGCTCACCCACACCTTCGTAGGTGATGGATTCGCCGCCGAATTTGTTCTCGCCGATCCTCGGGCGGACATACACCAGTTTTCTGCCGGACGGGAGGACGATGAACAGCATCCCGCTCTGGTAATGGAACTTGATGCCGTGGGTTTCCATAGTGGTATGTTCCTTCACGCAGGTTTTCGCGGCTGAATCCACATCCCACCAGAAACGGACAATTCTTGGATTCGATTGCCGCCATGCGTCCACAAGCGGTTTTAGTTCACTTTCCTGCAGACCATAGTTAAGTGCGCCCATTGCTTTCAGCGCACCAACCGAGCCGCCGTAACCGAGAGCAAGTTCGGCAATCTTGCCTTTCTGCCGGAGATGGGAGTTTTGTCCGTGCTTTTCTACGGGAACATGGAACATCTGGCTTGCACTCGCACAGTAAATATCGCCGCCGGATGCAAAAACCTCCTGCCGCCACTGTTCTCCGGCAAGCCATGCGATCACACGGGCTTCGATGGCGGCGAAGTCGGCTACGAAGAAACGATGACCGGGTTTCGGGATGAATGCCGTGCGGATCAGTTCGGACAGCACCATCGGGACGGAGTCATACAGCATTTCGACCGCCTCAAACTGTCCGTCGCGGATGAGGGATCGCACAGCATCCAGATCGGGAAGGTGGTTTTGCGGAAGATTTTGCACTTGTATGAGTCTGCCAGAATTTCCGGTGACCCACACACGTCCATTTCTACGAACCAGGAAATATCCCGTGGGCGTTACTGCGCAGTAAACTTTGCCGTTATAGTGATGAATGATCGGCTTACTTTTGATCTCATGACAATTCTTAGGAGTCAGCCATATATCTACGACATAGGCATCCTTCCAATTTGCGTGTTCAGTAGATCGACAGTGCTTTCCGATCAATGCACACCGTCCTGTCAGATGTGCGAAAGCTTGTACCATATCGGCATTCTGTTTGTTACAGGTCGAGTATTGGATGCTGTTTTTTGCAGAACGATATCCATCCCAATAGACCAGTTCATCGAAGAACACATCAGGACTCTCATCGAAAAGCCACGTGCCAAATGTCTTGTCCCGGAACAAACGTAACCACAGTGGTACATCACGGGAGTTGATGGTGATTGCAGAGACGCAGGATTGTTCATATGTACGGAATACAAATGGAATATCTGCTGTTCTGAGAAGATGCTTGCAGCGTTCAATTTTTCTCGGTTTTTTGAATGAGAATCGAATCGAACCGTCTGCGGTATAGTGACCATCTGCCTGTACCATTACAAGAACACGAAGTTGACTATGTTCCAATCCGGTATCGGTAATCCTTCTTCCTGTAAACGGAATCGAAGGGCGGTATTTTGCCATATTTTCTATGGTATCATTTTGCCATTCACCGTCATATTTCCGTTTCACCCACATTTTATGGTCAGGGGTACTTATCTGACTGATACGTTTGTCCTCGTATTCATACATTTCACCCTCATAATCGAAGGATACGGCGTCCGCTTTCTGAAAGGATACCAATTCACCATGCGGACTCCAACAAGCGATAACACCGCCTTGCCATTCAGATAGAGGTATCCATCCATAATCGGTGAGAATCTCATGGTCACCTGTCAGGCACCATCTGCCTGTACGATTCGCACCGTAGAATTGAATCAGTCCTCTGGCACGGCTGTCCGAGCCGACCACGGACTCCATTGCCGTGTATTTCTTCACACTCGACTTCGCCAGTTCCTTTCGGAGCGAAAGTGCCAATTCCACCTCGCCATCTGCTTTCTCAAGCATCTGCAAAACTGCCGCCTTAGAGAGGGAGTCTGCATCTACACCCTTTTCGGCAAGCCATGCTTTCAACTGCACGGGACTGTTCGGATTCTCTAAACCAGTGACATTTCGCGCCTGCTCCATGTGAGTGCGCTTGAATTCCTCATCACAGCGAATTGCCTGCCGGACCATTGTCCGATCAAGCATGATGCCACGGTCGTTGATCTGCTGATCGAGGATGTAGTTCGTCCACTCGGATTCCGGTACTGGAAATTTCGACAGTTTCTGCTGTATGCCCATTTCGGTTTCCACATCGCGTAGGTTGTACAATTTGAACCTTTCCCACTTTTCTGGAGCATCAGATGAAAGGTGACGAAAGAGTGTACCGTCCTTCATCTTGGCGGGGACACAGAAGTACCGGATGAGGTCTTTGCCCTCCTTCAGCTTCTGCTTTTCCAGACCGATCACAGCACCGACGTTTTCCAGAGACAACGGCAGACCGAGCGTTGCCGCCCAGACCATTGTGCATCGCCAGTCGGATGGGGTGAGATAGTGTCCGACAGGGTACCCTAAGTACCGCGATAGGCAGATTCGCTCAAATTGGGCGTTGAATGCCCATTTGAAAACGGAAGGGTCGGTCAGCGCGGACAGAACTTCATCGGGTATTTTTTCGCCACATTCAAGGTCAACTACATGAACCGGACCGCCATCCACGGAGTATGCAAACAACAGAATCCGGAAATCCGGTGATTCGCAGTAGCGGTAGACCCCGCTCTTGGCGAGGTCCGCACTGCTGTAGGTTTCGATGTCAATGGACAGGTTTCTCATGCGAGGAAGTCATCATCACCTTCGGCGGTGAAGTCATCCGCTGCGGAGGTTCTGCCGCTGAGAGGTTCGCCGTCGCGGATCTTCTGGATGTTGCCGAGTCCGCAGGCGATGCCGCGATTGCCGTTGGAGTTGAAGGCGTAGAAATTGATGCTCACACGGGCGTAACATCCGGAATAGACCTCACTGCGGTCGAGGATCGGCTGAACCGAGCGGTCAACGATCTGCGGAGCGGTAGTACTGTTTGCGTTGACGAAATAAGCGTTCTTGTAGGCTTCGTCATCCTCACGCTCGACATCGCCGTCACGGAGCGGGAGCTTCAGAGCTGCCTTGTTCGGAATCTTGCCGCCGAATCTCGCCGCACCTTCCTTGATTGCCGCATCGATGGCGGCGTTGATGGCTTCCACAGTCTTGGCGTCAGACTTCGGAATAATGAGGGAAACGCTGAACTTCGGCTTGCCGTCGTTGATAGACACAGCCTCCCAGATGTTGGCATAGCTGAGGCGAACGATTCCGGTAACGACCTTGGTGGGATTCTTGATAGTAGACATAGTTTTTATTCCTCCGTAATTTCAGTAAATTCTGTAGTAGCATCGTCTGTTGTGATTGCCGGACGCTTGTCCGATGCGGGAACGAGCGTCGGCTTGCCATGTGGTTTCTCGACAAGTTTGCCGAGGATGGCGGCAAAGTTTTTCTTGCCCATGAGTTTCTCCATCTCCGTGATGGGAATCAGGCTTTTTCGGAAGATATCCGTGTATCCGGCGGCATTGGCAGCTTCGATAACGGCATCTTCATCAGCATATTTCCGCTTGGTGGTGCTTTCGACCAGTTTGAACCCGTGCCACACCTTGCCGTGATTGATGGCGGCATCCTGTGCGTACGCCTGGATTTCGTTCGCCCATTTCGTGAGGTCATCCAGTTTCAGAAGGATGTCTTCAATCTCCGCATCCGTCAGTAGAGGCGGTAGGGCGAATTCGTATCGGGCAAGCTGCAGCTTCGCTTCGGCTCTGGCACGGCACTTGACCGCTGCCTTGCAGAAGGTACACCAACTGCCGGGTATGTAGTCACCCTCTCCACGGAAGGCAAGTTCGGCTCTCGGCTTCAACACATTTTCCGTCCACGACAGGAGATCATCCACGGTGATTGTCCATGTGGAGATGTTATCCCGGCGCGGCTGGTAGATGGTCATGGAAATTTCTTCAATGTCGTAGAGAGCATCGAACAGCCGGAGTGCGCCGAGAGCGTACAGCATCATCTGCGGATTTTCTTCGGCTTCGACCAGAACGCCCTGACCGTACTTGAAGTCGATGATGTGGAGCAGACCGTCTGCCACAATCACGCAGTCACCGGTACCGAACCCCTCCGGTACATAGCAGGAGAAATCCAGTCGTTGTTCGATGAGGACGAGCGGATCGGAACAAGACTGCTTTGCTTCCTCGACAGCCTCCATGACGAACTCCACGTAATCGTCGGTGTAGGCGTCCATTTCGTTGCAGTCATATTCGCTGACCGGCTTTTGGGATCGCCGCTTCAAAGCCTTCTTCAGTTTGTGTTCGCAGAGCGCATGAGCGGCGGTTCCTTCGGCAGCGGCTGTAGATTCGGTATCGTCGAATTCCTGTTCCAGACGAGCAGAAGGTGAGCAGTTCAGCCAGCGGTGGGACGAGGATGCGGACAGCAGTGCGTGCTTACCCATTACCGAGTGCCTCCGCGTCCTTCATGAGGGATTCGTATTCGGACGGATCGATGAGAGAGAGTTTGTCCGCACCATGCTTCTGAAGAAGGGCGCGTACCTCTGCAGTGAAACCGTCGTGGGATTTTTCGGCGAGAACCGCACGAACCTGTTCCAGTGTAATGGCAGGTTTCGCCGGTACTGCGGATGACGGGGAAGGGGACTCTGTGTCTGTCCCGCCAAACATCTCAGTAAGAACATCTGCGGCGGATAAAATTGCTTCTGCGGCTTTTCGGAGATCTTCGATCACCGTTGCCATTTCGTTCATTCTGCCCATTCGTTCTTCCTCCTTCCGTTTTCATTGCCTGCATCCGCGCCAGCTGGATCGCCAGACGCTTGGATACTACACTGATGGCAGTCAGCACTTCGATCAATTCTAGATCAGTGTCTCTTGTGGTAGTTCTGGTGTACATTGTTTCACCTCCCGGAAGGAGCAGTATGGTTTATTTCCTTCCATTCCTTACCGGACATGAGAATGGCATTTTTTCAAAGGAAAACGGAAAATTTCAAAATAAATCCGGAAATTCTTTTGACAGGATTTTCTTCGCTCGTTTCAAGCGGTAGAACATGGTGGTGTTGCCCATCCCCAGTTGCTTCGCTATACTCACATCGGTATGTCCCAGAAGTCGTAGTTTACCAATCTCAACAGCCTGCGGCATCAGTTCCTGCAAACGTTCAAAGAGAAGTTCCAGTTCGGTACTATCCGCAATCATGTCATCGATGAGCAATGAATCATCGTACAATGTTTCGAGGTAACTGATGTCAGTCCCATTGATAGCATCATCTGTGGAACATATATTTCCTGCTCGTCTGAAAGGGCAAGTCAGGCAGTCCATGTCGCATTCCAGTTGCTTACTTTGGGGACAAACACACTGTCCTCTACGCTGCTGTTTGCGGCGATAATTATCGATATCATGATAGTAGGCATCGAACTCCTCTTTAGTAACAGTAACTTTCTCTTTGGTTGAGCGAATATAGATGTAATACTGCTTGGGGTTATCCATTTTTGTGTCCTTTCCGCCCGGACAAGCGGTGCAGCGGAGAGACACAAAAAGAGCCGGTGACTATGATGTACACCGGTGATCAGCGCAAAATGAGCATGACAAAGCACGGTGGGTACATCAGAGAAAATTTCAGCCGAAGCTGTACCTCTCTATGTATCCCGCCGCCTTAATGCGCATCTCAGGCTGTGAGAATATTGTTTTTAGGGGAAATTAAAAAAAGCCGACACAAAACATTCGCAGAATTTCTCTGCGGAATGCTCGTGTCGGCTGAACTCAGTATGTCGGTTCGGCTCGCATGGAGCGAGTATCAGGCTGAATGGCGAATCGCCTCCGATGAATGGGGGATTCTGCTCATGCTGGCGTTTTGGCAGCCGCCAAAATCAGTGCAAGAAGGTCATCCAAGGTGACTGTTTCGTACAGATTAGAGCCAGACTTTTTGATGCGGAGGATGACTGTTCCACTTTTATTGACAGTCACCTCGGCTATTGGTATTCGGTGTTGCGGTGTTTTCAACAGGGTTACTTGAGCGCAGTTCATGAATGATCCCTCCTTTGCGTTCAAGGAATTATGAAATAGATTATGTATCCACAAGCGAAAGCAGCCATGGAGCAGTAGGACGGGCAATCATTCTGGCATTGAGGTACGCCATCTGCAATGTCAGGCAGGTGCTTGCCATGTAATAACCGTCCATCTCCCGCAGGGTCATAGCTAGATCGGGATGATCCATGTCGATCATGCAAAGCGGCAGCAGATACTGCACACGCTGCTGATATACCTGTGGTACAATAAGGCTTGGTGTAACGGTCACTTGCCGACGAGCCAGTTCGACTGCGGTTTCCAACAGCAAAGGCAGATTGGTGGCGTCCTGGATAGATTCTGGCAGACGTTCAATATTCGCAGAATCACCAAGAATATGATCTACATTCACCCTTATCGGGTAATTCGGCAGATAATGGATACCATGCAGCGGCAGAATGTCAATCGGCTTTTTCGGCAATGGTTCTACATACCGGAGCAGTGGAGAGCATTCGTCTGCAAAGCCACGGAAATACCATTTGAGTACAGTATCCGTTTTATGATTCCGGCTGAAACAGGCGTAGATGCCTTTGTACTGACGGGTATACAGACCCGTATGAAAACAGGCGAACTCGTTCTCAAAGTGGAATATTGATTGCTTTCTGGAAGCATCACTCTCATTGTCATAATCAATTGCCAGTTTGCGGAAGATACTTTGCAGATACCTCTCCAGAATAGGATTTTCAGTGTTTTTATATGAGTATTCGGCATCCCGAAATCGCCAGGGTTCTGGTAATGCCATCTCCGCCAGCTCGT